GAAATATAGTATTTATGCGGGTTACAGGAATTGTAGGAAAGTGTGAAAAAGCCGAAAATAGAGTAGGTAACTAACACGAAACTAACAGGTAACTAACACGCGTAACTAACAAACAGGGGACACACTTTAGACGGTGCGCCCCCTGTTTTTCTATTCTATGATTTTCTCTATTTCCCGGCGCAGTTCTTCAATTACCCGGTGCGTATATGTCTTTTCTGTTACGTCGTTAATGGCATGTCCCACAATCATTTTTAATATATAGTCGTCCATTTGATAATACTTACCCTTCGTTATGAAGGTGTGGCGGGTATCATGCGGCTTATGGTTCTGGTTTACCCGCTTCATAACTTTCTTGAATCTGCCCCGGTACTTATCGTAGGTTAAGTAAGTGCCTTGCTGCCCGTTTTCATCATTAAACAGGTATTCACTACCCATAGCCAGGGCTTTTTTATAATTTGCTTCCACCAGGGAGAAAATAAGTGGGTGTATCGGTACTACCCTGTCTATCCCGGCTTCTGTCTTAAGACCGCCTGTAAAGGTACGGGTTTCTAAGTCCACGTTTGCAAGTTTCAATATCGCCAGTTCTTGCGGTCGCCAGCCGGAGTAAATACCGATTAAGACCATATCCGTAAAAGGGAAGTCTATATTATCCCACAGGGTTTTTATTTCTTCCTGGGAAAATGGTATACGTTCTATAGTCGGCTTAGGCTTCTTCACGCCGTCACACAGGGCGGCGTAGTCTTTGTCTACTATTTCATGCTTCATAGCATAGCGGTACATAAGGTTAAAAAGGCTTTTCATGCGCGCCTTAGTGCTATCGCCTACGGTAGCGTCCTTTATGGTCTGTTCTAAGTGGTTTACCCTTATATCACGCATACGCATAGAATAGATAGGCTTGCAGTATTTGTAAGCAGCTATCACGGTGCGGGCGCTGGACTTACTCTTAAGGGTGGGGAAGTATTCGGCAGACCATTTATTATAAACTTCTTCAAAAGTGATATTGTGTACGTCAATATCGTAAGGATTTTCGTTATAGTTCGCCAGCGCGTCCAGGGCTTCCGACTTTGTAGGGAAGTAACCTATAGGGCGCTGTACCTGTTTTGCCGTTCCTTTTTCTTCATCCAGAATCCAGCCGAAAGTTTTAGCAGCTACCCAGGGTTTACGGCGATTGCCGGATAGCTTATATACAGAGCCGTAGCCGTTCGGCAGCTTAGAGCCGCCGCCTTTCTTCTTCGATTGCTTCTTAGGCTTCGGCGGGGTGTTAATGGGATAGCCACAGCCAGGGCAGCAGGCGGCAGCGCTGCTAATTTCCCTGTTACATTCCGGGCATTTAATAAGCATATAATCACAGCCTTTCTAAAAAAGGGTATAAAAAATAAGCCCCTTTATAAAATGCTGGGCTTATGATATAATCTAAGTGCGTTTTGATTACTTATAAGCCCTTGTTTATAGGTATCGCGTGAGCCGTTCCGGGTGGCAGCCTGGGACGGCTTTTTATTATGCTTTAATCTGGTGGCAGCCAGGCTAAAGCGGTGTATAAAAGTTATCTTTCGTTTAATATCCAGCGCCCTTCCGGCAGTTCGGAAGCTATGCAGTATCTGCAATGCGGACAGTTAATACAATTCTTAGAAATGTAAACGCACATTGTAAGATAACCAGCGGCATTTACAGGATATTCAAAATAGTATTCGTTAATATCATATCCGTCATATTCGACCATAATTAGCACCTTCTTACTATTTTAGTACCATGAATCTATCACGCGGAAAGGCTGGTAGATTATGGTAATTATTAAGTTATGGGAAATCCGTACAGCTAAAGGCTTAAAGCTGGAAGCTGTAGCAGCCGTAACAGGTGTAAGTAAATCCACGCTTAACAATATTGAAAACGGGAAGACTTCGCCTACACTGGCTAACCTGGAAAAGGTAGCCAAGGGGTTAGGCTGCCGAATTAGCGACCTGTACGAATCAGAATATAAGTAAGTATATCATAGTAAAACCTTTGAAGCCCTGGCAGTAAAAATATTTCCAAGATTCTGGAAATGTTTTTAGAATATAAGACAAGCCGGGCAAAATCTTTTATAATGGGTAGCACTAAGGAAGGGGGCTTAACTATAATGCGTGAGAAGCTGCACAACCTTATAGACACTATCCAGGAAGAAAGATTGTTAAGGAAGATATACTTTTATATCCTGGGGTTGAAGGGTGGACGTAAATAGCGTCTACCCTTCTTTCATTTCTGCAATGATTTTCTTAAGCACGTTCCATTCTTCATCCGTAAGCTTGCAAAGAGCCTTAAGCAGATTCTTTTTAAACTTATCTTCGCCGCCGGATATGCGACCTATGTACATATCTAATTCTTCGTCTTCGGACATAGGGTTAAACATGTTGCCGTTACCAGTTCTAAGCCATTCTTCGCTTACATTGAAACAAGTGCTTATAAGCTTTATGTGTTTTTCAGTAACACTTCTATTACCGTTTTCTATAGAAGAAATTCCAGATTTTGAAAGTCCGATTGTTTCCCCTAATTTTTCCTGGCTTATACCTAAATTTTCTCTTAATTGTTTAATACGCTGGTTCGCGTTCATTGGAGTACCCCCCTTTCTGACTTCAAGTATATTATAAAAAGTTCTGTTTGTAAACAAAAATATAAAATAAATGTTGACAAAGTTCTGTTTGTGGAATATGATAAATACATACAGAACAGAAAGGAACACAAACAAAACGAAAGGACGGTAACAATATGATTTATGTAGGACTTACTAAAGGTATTATCAACGCTACAGCACATTGGTACTTAGCTGTAACCGAGGACGGCACAACATTTAAGAATGAAGACAAAGACACATTAAAAGAAGTACTTAAATGCGTGGAAGAAATGCAGAAAGACACATTAAAAGAAGTGGCTATTTGTTTCGACCATTGGGGGGCTTCTTCATGGATTGCTGAAATTGCGGAATTTGTAAGCAAGCATGAACACTTACACTTAGAACTTACAAAGGTAGGGGGCGAAAGAATAAATAAGCTTATGGCGGAACAAATAGCAATAAATGCAATAGAAAAAGCTACTACACCAGCGGCGCAGTAGCTTAAATGGTGGGAGTTATTCAGTACTGATATATTCATACAACTTATGCCACGCGTCAACAAATTCTTTGGCGAGAATAGTAGCTTGGCTGCCTTCCGGGTAATCATGGAAGACTTGTTCTAATGAATATACATTAGCTGCTAAATCACTAAATAACTCCCTGGCTTCATTAGTGAAAGCCGGGTGGTTAACCATAAAGCCGCCCCCTTTCCTAAAGGTATTGCGTATATACGCAACAACATTATAACACCAACGACGAAAGGAAGAAAAGAAAATGAGCGAGGACAGAGCAAAAGAGATTATAGCAGAAAAGGTAGCGAAAGAAGTAGTTGAGAGCATAGGCGAAGACCTGGCGGGTGCGTTAGTTGAATATGCAAACCTGGTAAAAGACCTTGCAGCAGACCTTACAGACGAACAGTTAGAGGATTCCAGTTATATTAAAAGCCTTCTGGGGGAGCAGTTGCCGGATTGGGACGAAGAAGACTGGGACGACCTGTTAAAGAATGTACGTTTAAAAAAATATAAGAAATAGAGTACCAGGGCGGAAGCAGCCGCCCGGCAAGTGCCGTTAGTTCAGTGGTTAGAGCGACCGCCTCATAAGCGGTAAGTCGTGGGTTCAAATCCCACACGGCGCATTAGTGGCAAGGGTGGCTACCTTGCAGCAGAGGAAGCAAGCTAATAGCTGATACTGCATACTGTGAAAAAATAGCAGCGGTTACGCCAGCTATAGAGCGTATGGAAGGTTAACAGGTTTTTAAGCAGCTTTTTTAATGAGAAAAAGCGCCTACACGGTAAAACAAGCCGGGAAGGAGCGTGGGAAAATGCCGCCAGACAGAAAAGAAGCCGCCGAAAGACTTCGGCAGCTTGTAAATAGTAATTTTGAAAATGAAATTGCAGTAAGCGTAAACTATGACATTTGCTTATCAAAGACAGACACAAGCTTATTGACAGTAAATAAGTAGCTGCTGCATTTCTGCTTTGTTTCCTGGTCTACTTCAAGTTCGCCCTGGTTGATAAGCTGGACGGCTTGAAGGGAAGCCAGGATAACGCGAAATTCATTAGGCGCTATGTTGGTATCGTGCTTAAGAAGCTTTTCGCCAGCAGAACAACAGCACTGATAGTTAATAGCCGCCTGGGCTTCTGTTTCTTCGATACCCAGGGACGGAAGAACAGTAAGGGCAAAAGTGATAGCTTCTATATCAGAATTGCTAAAAGAATATGAAATGTGTTTCATGGTAAACCCCCTTAAGTTTTTTGATAATTATACCACGAAAAAGAACAAAGAAAAAGCGTAATGCAGCCTACCAACGGTAGCCAGTCCTAAGCCTGGGTAAATGCAGAAGGGACAGAAAGGAAGGCAGAAGATGTTAGAACTTGTACCAATATCACTAAAAGAAGCTAACGCTTATGTAGAACGGTATCACAGACACCATAAGCCAGTAGTAGGGCATAAGTTTAGTATAGCGGCAGCAGTTGACGGGGAAATAGTCGGGGTAGCGATTGTAGGTAGACCCGTTTCGAGATACTTAGACGACGGCTGGACGCTGGAAGTAAATAGACTTTGCACAAACGGATATAGAAACGCTTGCAGTTTTCTTTATTCGGCAGCATGGCGGGCGGCAAGAAACTTAGGATATAAGAAACTGATTACATATATTTTAGAATCCGAAAGTGGTACAAGCCTAAAGGCTGCTGGCTGGAAGTGTGTAGGAAAAGCGGGTGGGGAACGCTGGACGGGAAAAAGAAGACCAGAAGTAGACCTTTACCCGGCACAGTTTAAATTAAGATTTGAAGTAGAAAGCGGGGGATAATTTGAGGGATAACAACATAAAGCCAGCGGAAGCAGCGGACATTTTAGGAGTATCGCCGCAGTTTGTCCGGGTGGCTATGCAGCAAGGGAAGTTAAACATAGGAATAGCTATACAGCTTCCGGGTTCTTCTTCCTGGGCGTATCAGATAAGCGAAAAGCTTTTAGCTGATTACACCGGAAAAGACATTAAGGCAGAAATAGCGGCATTGAGAAGCAAAAGATAAAAGGCTGTGGCAGCAGTCGTAAAAGTCTTTGTTTAGAGGTATCAAAGTTTTGAGCGTGAAAGTTTTTATTATTCTGGTAACAGTGGCAGCGGGCGCTATTTTACTGATGGCAACAGTAATAGCCTGTAAGGTTTTAAGCCTGGTATTAAAGGGCGTGAAGAAAGGAAGGGAGCGCATAAGACGGATAACAAAGAAGCAGACCGTAGAATAGCTATTAGCAAATTCTATAGAGTGTACAGGCAAGCGCAGAGGGTTAGCAACTTGCGTATGCACAGCCGCTTTAGCTTATACGACGACGGCTTAATAGAAATATGGGAATACCGGGGAGAACAGAAAACCCGTAGTATTTGCAAAATAAAAGAGGAAAGCGAAACGGAATGTTATAAGCGGGCGACGGAAGCGGTAGAAAATTACATAAAAAGTAGGAGTGAAAAACAGTGAAGAAATTTGTAGTAGAAGTAGAAACATTAGGCAGAAGGCAGACCCGGTTAGTCCCGGCGCGAAATGAGAACGAAGCCCGTAGAAACTGTACTACGGCAGAATCTAAGGTTATTTCATGTGTACCGTATACCGGGCAGAAGGTAGGCTTAAGCAGCCAGGAAGAAACGATAGAACGATTGTTCCGGGGCTGCCTGGCAGCGAACAGAAGGAAGAAAGGGGGCTGTTAATATGACAGCGGCAGCGGTTGAGAACATGGAACACAAAAAGGCAAGAGCCGAAGAAGCTAACTTACTTCTTGAAGGACTGGACGAAGTAACACAGAAGGCGCTTTATATCGCCACCAAAATGGTATTAGCAAAAAGAGACACAGAAGAAGGGACGAAGAAAAGTTGATATTAAAGAGAATTGCCAGCAAGGGGAATAAGAAGGCGCGGAACTGCCTTAAGTGTAACAGCCGCTTGCTGAATCTGAAAGACAATGTAGTTAACACCTGTGAAGTATGCGGGCAGCAGCACTTAGTAGATTTTTACACAAACAATACGATAGTGCTTACGGCAGCGGAGCGACCGGAACTTAGGAAGCGTCCGGGAACACCGAAACCGGAGCAGCCAAAGCGGGAGCAGAACCAGGAAGCTTTTAATAAGCGCCTGGCAAAATTTAGAGAAAAGTGGAAGGAGTACTAAAGATGTTTTTAAAGATTTTCTTAGCAGCAATTACCGTATGTTCTCTTTTGGGATGTCTGGGAGCAAACCGTAGAGATAATAAGCGCATAGCAGCAGTCGTAGCAATAGTAGCCCTTATTCTGTTTACAGTGGCAACACTGGCGGAAAGCAGCATAAAGGCAAAAGAAGCCCAGGCGGCAGCAGTAAAGAAGGAAGCGACGATTACCGGGAAGGGCGACGCATGGGGAACGATTACCATTAAGGACGACACCGGAGAAACCAGGGAATATTACTGGAAAGAGAAGGAAAAGGAGTAGGAGAGCATGAACAATTTTATTTTACTGTATGGGGAAGTCCTGGACTACCCGCAACAGGCAAGCATAGACAAAAAAGGAACGGAGTACTACAAGTTTAATTTTGCGGTACAGCGCGAAAGCGGAATCATTGATATTTTACCCATTGTGGTAGAGGAAGACACAGCAGCATATAACGCCCTGGCAGACATTGACGAAAAGGGGGAAGTAGTAGGCGCGCAGCTTCTTATTACCGGAGAAATCAGAACCAGGAACATTAAGGACAAGCTGGATATTTCCGTAAGGGCGTTTTCTATCCAGGAAGACGACGATTACAAGGGAATCACGAACCAGGTAGTTATTACGGGCTTCTTGTGCAAAGAAGTACCAATTAGAGAGACACCGCGCGGGCTGCTGATTGCAGACCTGTTATTAGCGGTACACAGAGAGGACGGAAGCCAGTTAAGCGATTATATCCCGTCTATCATGTGGAACGGCACAGCCACCAGGGCAACGGAAAAACTGCATGTAGGGGACTGTATCGAAGCCGTAGGGCGCTTACAGAGCCGCGAGTATATAAAAGACTTAGGGGACAGGGGAAAAGAGCCTAGAACGTGCTACGAACTGTCAGTAAACCAGTACGAATTACAGAAGAAAAAAGAAACTGCTTAACGGCAGAATACACACACCCGAAGAAAGCCAAAAAAGACAATAAAACAGCCGCTAGACTATCGGGAAATAATCTAGCGGCTTTGCCGTACATGTTGTACTTACTCACATAAATAAGTATACCAAAATGTACGGCGGAAGTCAACGAAAAAGCTTATTTTTCAAGGAGTTTCCGCCCCTTTTATGGCTTGATAAAAGTATTAACGATAGGGTGGGTTAGTATATGCCGTACATCATAGAGGTAGTGAAGGCTGGAAATACCATAGAGGTATCAAAGTATTATAGCAGCAGATTTAACAAGAAGGGAGTGAAGCGGGGAAAGAGGAAGCAGCTTACAACAGATGAACAGAGAGAAGTAAACAAAAGAGCAGCAGAGAAAAAACTAAGGAGACTGATAAACGAGAACTTCCAGGAAGGGGACACGCACTTAGTATTAGATTATAAGCTTAGTGAACGTCCAGCCGGAAGGAAGGCAATGAGAGCAGACGCGGACGACTTCTTACAGGAAATGCGGAAGCTGTATAAATCCCTGGGGCTGGTATTCAAGTACATACACGTTATGGAAATCGGCAAGAAGGGGGCGCTACATCATCACTTAGTTATAAATACACCAGACGAAGTAAGCCAGCGGGCAATAACAAAAGCCTGGAAAGGCAGAGGGCGGACACACTTTAACCCCCTGGATGATTCCGGGAACTACGCTAAGTTAGCGTCGTATCTGATAAAGCAAAGCGACGGCATGTTAAAAGACCCGAACGCTTTACAGGGGAAACGCTGGAACAGTTCTAAGAACCTAAGAAAACCGACAATCTTAAGAAAAGAACCGATAAAGGACAAGGGCTGGTACAACAAAATAGCCAGGCTGCCTAAGAAGCTGGAAAAATCGTATTACCTGGACGGCGATAGCGTTAGGGAAGGTATACACGAAAAGACAGGCTACACGTTCTTTACTTATACGTTCGTAAGAATCAATCAGACATGGAAGGAAACGGAATTAGAATGGGAAAAACTTTAGGAATCGACAGAGAGACAGCAAGACGCATTAAGAGAATGAGCCGACAGGAGTTAGACGGCTACTTATCTAGGGTAACAGACCGAAGCTACGACAACGGCTACGAAGAAGGCTTAGTAAATGGTATCGCATTAGCGGGACAGGCTTTAGACACGGTATTAAAGAAATACGAAGCCGACGGAGCATTAACAGCTTTAGCGGTAGAAGAAATCACGAAGGCAGTAGGGCAGTACATAGCAGAGACACCAGGGAAGGCAAAGCAGCAGCTTAAGGCAGAGACGGCAACAGCCGGGGAAGACCAGGAAAAAGCCCATGAATAAGGCGTTGCTTATCATCATGGCGGTGTACCTGGTGGGCTTTTGCGTATGCGTTGTTATATCCGTACCGTTAATCATGTGGGCGGTGCGCAAGAACGACGAAGAAGAAGGGTATTACGAACCAATGGAAACGCCGGAGCTGTTCGGGAAGGCTTCGTTAACGGCATGGATAATTAGTACGGTGTGGTTTTTGGTTCTTCCGCTGTATGTCTTAATGCTGGCAGAGAAAATAACGGGAAAGGATAAGGACAATGAGCAGTACTAACGTAGTGTGCGGTATGAAAACCTGTAGAAATTACAGTGATAGCGGCTGTATGAAGAAGGCAATTATATTAAGCGCAAAAGGGAAATGCTTAAGCGTTGAACTGGAAACGGCAGCAGAAGCAGCCGCCCAGGCAGCCCAGGGAGCAGCGGAAAGGGTGTTAGAGTATGGAGCGTAAGGAAAGCGAAGCCCAGGCACAAGCCGCCGTTTTTGATTGGGCGCGCTGGGAGCAGTCACAAACCCCGGTACTTAAGGCTATGTATCATGCAGCCAACGAAGGAAAGCGAAGCACAAGAGCCGGGGCAGACCTAAAGCGCCAGGGAATGAAGCCGGGTGTATGTGATATATGCTTACCGTATGCAGCAGGCGGCTTTAATAATCTGTATATCGAATTAAAGGTAGGAAGCAATAAAGCAACAGAAGAACAGCTTACCTTTATCGACACAATTAACAGAATCGGCGGAAAGGCTGTTATAGTGTATGGTTCAGACGCTGCTATAGAAGTGATTAAGGCGTATCTGTGCGGAACTATCGAAAACCTGGATATTAAAAGCGATACATACCCGGCAGAAAAGGCAAAACTTACAGACCGGGTAAATGCGAAGCGGTTTATAGGATTTTGCGGGAAAGATTGTAGGACTTGCGATAATATGGGCTGCTTAGGAAGAAAAGAGTAACAAAAGACGAAGCGCCTACTTTTGGTCGAGGGGCAAGGAAAAGTTATATATCACGAAAGTAACTGTAGACAATGCAGCAGCGGCAGAGCCTGTAAAGACTGCTGCCGCAGAAAGGAAGGTTTAGGAATATGAGGACAGCAGCAATAGTTAACTTGAAAGGCGGAGTAGGAAAAAGCACGACAGCTATAAACCTGGCTTTGATTATGGCGACAGTCTATAAATACCGGGTTTTGCTGGTGGATAACGATATACAGGCGAACGTAAGTAAGTTCTTCGGGGTACATAGTTATGATTATAAGAGCATGGAAAACGTCTTACGCGATACCGATACAATGGCAGAAGACGTAATACGCAGCAGTGGACGCGTAGGGCTTGACATTATCCCGGCTAATATGAATATGGACGCGGCAGCAGTAGACCTTATGTTAGACCAGGAAGCGAATCAGATTGTAAGATTGAAGGATGTATTAGACCAGGTGGAAGAACAGTACGACTATTGTTTAATTGACTGCCCGCCTGGTGTCGGAATCAATGTACTTAACGCCCTGGCAGCAGCAGACGACGTTATTATACCGATTAAGGCAGATAAGAACGCCTTAGACGGAATGGAAGAACTGACAGAGGTTATAGAGGAAATTAGACCGTATAACCCAGGCTTATCCCTGGTTAAATGCCTGGTTACTATGTTCACGAACGACATAAGTGTAGTGAAGGGCGAAGAAGCCTTACAGAAAAGCGAGTACAGCACCTTTAATACACATATTCGCTACAGTAAGAAGGTTGTAGACTGGACGTATGAGAAGCGAAAGAGCCTTATAGAGACAACACCCAGGAGCGCGGCGACAAGGGACTATAAGAGCCTGGCAGCAGAATATATAAGATTAACAAGAAAGGAAGGGTAAACAATGGGTAGATTAGGAGTAGGCGACAGACTGAACCAGAATAGCCGCCAGGGCATTATATTTACAGAGGAATACCGGAAGATAAAGTTAGACCCGCGTACGCTGATTCCCAGCGAGCATAATAAGTACGCCCAGGAAGATATAGAGGAACTGGCGGACAATATGTTACTGGTGGGGCAGCTACAGGAAGTTATAGTAGGACGGGTAGCGGGACAGGACAGAATTATAGTAGGACACAGAAGAACGGCGGCAGCAGTCCTTAATATCGAACGTGGACACGACAGCTTTAAGCTGATTGACTGCAAAATAAAGGAAATGTCCGAAGCTATGTTTATGCTTACGCTGCATAGCGCGAATATCTTTAGCAGACGCTTAAGCGATTGGGAGTTAACGGAAGGGGTAGCAGAGTTTAAGAAGTATCTGATTGCGGCGAAGGAATCCGGGGAAGTACAGATAGAGGGCAAAATGCGCGATTACATAGCAAGCGCTGTAGGCGTATCGACCGGAAAAGCGGCACAAATGGAAAGTATTACTAATAATTTGTGCGAGGAAGGAAAGGAAGCCTTTAAGAATGGCAAAATGAATTTTACCACGGCTTACGAAACTTCCAGGCTTTCAGAGGATAAGCAGAAAGAAGTAATTGAATCCGGGGAAATGTTAAGCGGCGAAGTTAAGAAAATGGTAGAGGAAGAAAAGAAGAAAAAAGAGCCGACACCGGAAGCCGTAAAGAAATTCTATGAAGCCCATGTAAAGCAGTATGACGGAGACAGAAGCAAGCTTAAGGAAGCATGTATAGAACACCTGGGAAGAAGCCACGCGGGCGGATATAATCACGGCGTAGACTATGATTGCAGCTTAAGGGGCGTAAGATTAGACCATTCAGAGGAAATAACCTGGACGCGCTTTGTACAAATGATTAACGGACTGTACCCAGCAGAGGAAAAGACAACGGAAAAACAGGTAAGCGGGCAGCAGGATTTAGACGACTACCTGGAAGTAACAGGCGGGCGTAGTATAAAGACCGATACAGCACATTTTAAAATTGGCGGCGTATTGAATCCAGATTATACGCCCAGAGGGCTTCCGTATAGCTGCTATATTACCGCTATCCTTCATTCCGGGGCGTTTAGTAAGGACTTCATAGAATCCTACAAAGGCAGCAGAGGAATTAACGCCCTGTTAAATATCATTGAGAATTACAGAAAGAAGCTTTGCTACGAAGACGGAAAGTATGCACCTGGAAAGGAAAGCTTTAGCTTCAAACATGAAGGCGAAAGTTACACCGTGTATTTTGATAATAAGGGCTTCCACCTGGAAAGGGACGATAGACAGTATACAGATTATCTTAGGGACTATGATTTAATGGAACTGCTGGAAGCTATGCTAGAAGCCGGATATTTCGGAGTAGTGGAAACGCTGAAAAACACAATTAAGAAAACGTCTAAAAAGGTGTCAGAATCTGACACTACGAAAGTGCAGCAGAACCAGGAAAAACAAGGGCTTGCGGGTGCTATGAATGAGCCGGAAGCGGGAGCAGATGAAAGCCAGGCGGCAGCAGACGACGAAGCGGTAGATATACCGGAAGCTACAGCAATTCTTACAGCGGATTTATTCAACTTAAGGGAATACATAAGCGAAGACGATTTTTACAATTTACAGGAAATCGTTATTAACTGTGAACTGGCAGCAAGAAAGGGCGGAGAGAATGAAAACAACAGAAGTTAAAAGCTTTGCAGATGTAGACACAAGCGAATTAAAGCAGCCTATTATATGCGTATTCAATCGCCCGGATGATTACCCGGACAAATGCGTAGCCCGGTTATTTGAAGGGACAGCGCCGACGAATATTATTATAACCAGGAATACCGTAGAGGAAATCCGGGAAGATATTACAAAGCGCTTCCCGGCTATGCTGCCTTTTGGAAGGAATAGAGAAGACCACAAAAGCGTAGTAGAATCGTGGATTTAGGAGCGTGACAAAATGGAAATTAGAAAAGGTCAGAAGGTGCGGGTAATATGCACCGAAGCCAGGCTTAAGGAAGTGGGCGTAAAGCAGAAGCATATTAAGCATATCCTGGGGAAGATTGGAACGGTTAAGGAAGTGCGTAATATCCCGGATATGGAAATACTGGCGTACTTCGTACACTTCCCCTATGTGAATCTGAAAGCAGCAGCCGGAAACAAGAAGCCGTATTATGTACTGCTGGAAGATATGATAGAGCCGATAAGCCTTACAGTGATAGAAGGAAAGGGGAAGTAATGACAGAAGTACCGAAAGAATGGAAAGGAACACCGGAAGAATGGAGCGCAGTAGTAGAAGCGTTCGGACGCATAGCGAAAGCAATACAGGAAGCGGGAAGACAGATTGTAAACAGTTTTTCAGAGCTTTATAAAAGAATGGCGGCAGCTATGGGGAACGAACAGGTAAAGAAACGCCTACGGCAGCAGTCCATAAGAGACAGAAAGAAACAATTAGAACGAAGCCGAAAGCGGCAGCAGTTGGCAGCAGCAAATACGGACAAGTCTAATAACTGGCGGCGATTGCATGGACTTTGTACCAGAAGAAAGTATAAAAAACATGCAAAAAAGAATTGACTTATAGTACTAAATATGGTACTATAATATCAGAAAGGAGATAAACCAAGTGCCAAGCGTAGAAAAGATAATTGAAAAAATGAAAAGACAGCCGAACGGCATACGCCCCGAAGAAGCTGACAAAGTACTAAGGGCTTACGGCTACGAAGGAGTAAGACAGAAAGGAAGCCACAAACAGTACTTGAACAAAGAGACAGGCGACCTTACCACAATCAAACAGGAAAGCCCATTAAAGAAGGCGTACATAGTAGACATACTTAACAGGATAGGGGAGTAAATCCCCTAACCTGGATATAATATAAAAGAGCAATAGAAAGGAGTAGGACATAATGGAAGTAAAGGATTATATGGAACTGCCGTATACAAGAATCGTAAAGGAAATGAACGACGAAAGCGGGCATTATTTTTACGGGAAAATCTTAGAACTGGACGGCTGCCAGAGTACAGGCGATACGTTGGAAGAATTGTACGAAAATCTTAACGAAGCTATGGAAGGATATTTAGAGGTTAAGTTAGAAAATAACTTACCTATCCCGCTGCCGGAAAGAACAGAGAATTATAGCGGGAAGTTTAATGTACGACTTCCGAAATCATTACACCAGCGGTTAGCAATCCAGGCAGAGGAAGAAGGCGTAAGCCTTAATCAGTTGGTATTATATAAGCTGGCACTGTAACATATATAGGCTATCGGCTACGGCTGGTAGCCTTTTTCCTACCATAAAACTCTTAAAAGTATATGGGTAAATCAAATAAAAGCGGTTGAAACTATAAAAACTTTATGGTAATATTAAGGAACAAACACAAGAAGAATTAGACAGAGGTAACGACCCCTTTGTCTGGTTCTTCTTTTTTGTTTGTCCTAAACCTCCGGCGCTGCATGAAATCCAGGGCAGCGCTAACCGAAAGAAGGGCGGCACATGATAAAGAAGTTATGCAGTTATCCAGGCTGTCACAAGGTAGTAGAAGCCGGGGTTAAGTACTGTGATAAGCACAGGGAAACGGACAGGAAGAAGTACAGAGAATATAAGCAGCGCCGCATGAGGGACGAACAGGAAGCCAGGCGGCAGCAGTTTTATAATAGCAAAGCCTGGGAGCAGTTCAGAGCCGCCCAGGCAGCAGCACAGCTAGGCATAGACATTTACGAATACTATACGACTGGAAGAATTATAGACGCGGAGAACTACCACCACATACAAGAGATAACGGAAGCCTGGGCTAGAAGACTGGACGCGGCGAACGTGATAGGACTAAGCGAAGCGAACCATAGGCGCATACATAAGGAGTATGACCGCAGCTATAAGGCAAAGAAGAAAATGCAAAAGATTTTATACGAAATGTTAGAACAGTTCTATAGGGAGTTCGTTCTGACAGGGGGGATATAAAAATTTAAAAACATAAAATAAAAGTCCCGAGTTCAACTTTGCTTGAAAAAAAACGGCAATTTTTACTATAGGGGGGAGTGCATGAGGTGGAAGCATGGCAAAAGAAGAAAATGAAAAAGAAAAAAATAAGCCTAAACCATGCCCGAAGTGGTTAAATAATACCGCTAAAAAGGAATGGCGCAGAGTAGCCAAGATTTTAGCGGAAGAAGGAAAAGATTTTACAGACAAAGACTTAAAGGCACTGGAAGCCTATTGTATCAATTATGCAAAGTGGCAGCGGTGCGAACAGATTATAGACGAAAAGGGCTACAGTATGCTTGTTGGGGACAACGGCTACGAGCAGCAACGACCAGAAGTAAGCATAGCAAACAAAGCGCAAACAGAATTAAGGGCATGGGCTAAGGAATTGGGGTTAACCCCGGCGGCGCGGCAGCGGATGAAGGAAGCCGGGAACGCTTCGGAGAGCGGCATAGACCCGGAATTAGACGGAATGGTAGCGCATGATTAAAAAGGAACTGCTATTAGCTTCCTGGTTGGAAAAGTTACAAAAGAAGTGGGACAACGAAGAATATTATTACGACGTTGAAGAAGCAACGAAAGTATTTAAGTTCGTGTCGAAGTTGACTAATGACAGGGGCGCAAGCCGACAATTTGAATTACTAGAATTTCAGTTTGAGATTATAACCGAAATTCTTTGTGTAAAGAGAAGAAGCGACGGCAAGCGCAAACATAGAGAAGCACATATAAACATACCGCGAAAAAATGGTAAATCATTCTTAGCGGCAATCATTGTAGTGTATTTGTTCTTCTGCCAGCGGCATATCTTCGGCGCGCTTTTTATTTTAACAGCAAATACGACGAAACAGGCGGGGGAATTATACGCAACTGTAGAACATTTCATAAAGACAAATAAGACCTTAAGGCGGTACTGCAAGATAACGAGCAGTACAAAAACCATTGTACGGAAGGACAACGGTAATAAACTTATGGTACTGTCTTCTGACGCGGATAATGCGGACAGTTTTAACGACTATGTGGCAGTCCTGGACGAGATACACCAGGCAAAAAACGACGAAATGTACGGAAAGCTTAGAACCGGACAAGGTGCATGGGATGAACCGTTAATAATGACAATTACGACAGCTTCCAGCGGGGAAGACCCAGCAAACCCGGAAATGCAGCTTTACACAATGGCGAAAAAGATAGAAGCCGGAGAGGTAAACGACCCTAGCTTTTATTACCGGATATATGAAGCGGACAAAGACTGTAACGTAGAGGACGAAGCCCAGTGGTATAAATCAAACCCAGCATTAGGAGTATTTAGGAAACTGGAAGACCTGGCGAACTATGCAAAGCGCATTAGGCTAATGCCACTACAGGAAAACATGTTTAGAAGAATGTTCCTAAACCAACATGTAGCATTAGACCATGAAAAAGGCGCTATCAATATGGATTTATGGGACACATGCACGAAAAAGGTAGATACAGAAGACTTAAAAGGCTGGAAGTGCTGGGGCGGGCTGGATTTATCCAGCAAGAACGATATTACGGGCTTTGTCCTGGTATTCTACGAAGAAACTACGGGGCGCTTTATAGTCGTTCCGTATCTGTACACACCGAAAGAAACCGTAGCATACAGACAGCATAAGGATAATAACCCTTATGAATACTGGATAAAGAAAGGCGATTTAATAGCGCTTGACGGAAAATACATAAACTTCGATAGGTTTTTAGACCATGCTACGGAACTGGACGAAACGTACAGGATAGAACAAATAGGCTTCGACCAGTGGGGAAGCCAAACGATTATTAACAGGCTGGAAGACCGCTGGGAAGTAATACCGTTAGGACAGGGAACGAAGACCATGACACAGGTTATAAATGATTTTGAAAACCTGTTAGTAGATGAAAGAATCATTATAGCAGAAAATGAGTGCTTCCGGTTCATGGCTAAGAACTGTATAGCGGTTTACGACGAAATGTTAGGCGTGAAGTACAGTAAGAAGAAATCGAAATTTAAGATAGACGGCATTATAGCTATGCTTATGGGCTTGCTATTGTGTATCGAAGAAAACGGTATTGAACATTATAACCCGGTTGAATACCTGGACGCTATGTAAAGAAGGTAGAAAATGCTTAAGAGAATAAAACAGATAAAAAATAAAAGGTTAATAGTCGCAGACGCGCTATTAGTGGCAGCCCTGGTTATTGCTTTTGCGGTAACGTATGACATAAGCAAACACGCGGGGTTATATCTACTAAGCGGCGAAATACTGGTAGCGGCGGTTATGCTGGTTAGGAGTGGTAAGAAGTAATGTTTTTAGATTTTTTGGAAAAGAGGGAAGAAACGACCGATAGCATAACGCTTACGGATGAAGAAAAGATATTCCTAAAGGTATTCGGGATAGATTCAGAGCAGCCAGCGGCAGCTATGAGGGAAGCGACGTACTTTACATGTATTAAGCAGTTATCGGAAGCGGTAGCAAAAACGCCGCTTTACCTGGTGCAAGACACAGAAAACGGAATAAGAAGGGCAACAGAAGAAAGACTAAACGAACTGTTAAGCCTTCGCCCTAACCCATACATGACAGCTATTGACATGTGGAAGGCGGTAGAAGCCACCAGGCAGCACGAAGGTATTAGCGCGATTGCGAAGCAGTACGGAAGAAACGGAGAAATAGAAGCGCTGTACCCGTGTACGGTGGAAGGAATCACGGTAGACGACGCGGGGCTATTAAAATCGAAGCTTAGGCACAAGGTTTTAGTAGATTACAGGATTGTAGGCAGCAGCCTTACAGAATCTGGCTTTTATGAAGACTTGCTTATATTCAAGGGTTTTACAATGGACGGAATCAACACAAAACCGATTAGGGAAATTGTGAAAGGCACGATAGAAGGGCAGATAAAGGCGCAGAATTACCTTAATACGCTGTACGATAACGGGCTTACTAATAAGCTGGTAGTACAGCTTACGTCTGACATTAAGGACGAAAAAGAGTTAAGGAAGACACAAGAGAAATTCGGGCGGCTTTACAGCAAAGGAAAACGTATTTTTACAGTCCCGGCGGGCTTTAGTGTGCAGCCTATCAATTTGTCACTGGCGGACGCGCAGTACGAACAGATTAGAAGAATGTCTATAAGCCAGATAGCGGCGCTTTTTGGTATCAAAATGCACCAGCTTAACGACCTTAAGGACACTAATAATAATTCCCTGGAACAGCAGCAATTAAGCTTTTTAATTGACACACTGTTAATACTGTTTGAATCCATAGAACAGGAAACTACATGGAGCGCATTAACAAAAGAGAAACGGGACAAGGGCTACAAAGCACGTTTTAATACGAACGTGATTTTGAGGACTTCGGCAGAAACACAGCAGAAAATACTTTGTGCTTATGTTTCTAACGGAATCTACACCCCGAACGAAGCCAGGCTAGAACTACAGCGCCAAAAGCTGCCGGACGGGGACGAACTAATAGTAAATGCCGGAGTTTTGAAGCTAAAAGACATAGGCAAAAAAGAAGAAGGGAGCGGGAGCAATGCCAACGAATAGAGGAACGGAAGGAGAAAGCCCGGAAATTCGTAATTACTGCCGGAAGTGCCAGGGAATCGCCCTGGAAGTAAGGGCGGCAGCAGAGGGAGAAGACAGCCGGACAATCGGCGGATATGCAGTTAAATACAATACCCCTGTTTTGATAGTAGACCGCTGGGGCGACAAATATTTAGAGGAAATCGCGGCGGGCTGCTTCGACGAAAGCTTAAATAGCTGTAAGGAAGTGGGGAAAGAGATAAAAGCCTTATGGAATCACGACACAAGCAGACCGTTAGGAAGCACAAAAACCGATACTTTACGCTTCAATACGGCAGATACCACAGGGTTAGCGTATGACATTGATTTACCTAACAATACCTGGGGAAATGACGTAAAAGAGAGCGTACAGCGCGGGGATGTAGACGGTAGCAGCTTCGGCTTTATCTGCCAGGAAGACAGGTGGAGTAAAGTAGTACATGAAGGCGAAGAAATTTACAAAAGAAGCGTAGTAAAGGCGGTGCTGCTGGAAGTAAGCCCTTGCACCTTCCCCGCTTATGACAGTTCAGAAATTAGCTGTAGAAGCTTTGAGAAGGTAAAAGAAGAAGCAAAAGAAGAAAAGAGATTAGAAAAATTAAAAATGGAAGCCCGGCTTATGCAGCTTAGGGAAGAAAACGAAAAGGAGTTTTAAAAAATGACAGTACAGGAAATCAGAGAGTTAATCGGAAAGAAAACAGAGGAGATTAACGGCTACCTGGAAAGCCGCGACGCGGATAAGGCAGAAGCGGCGTTAGAGGAAAAAAGAAGATTACAGAGATTGCTTGCTGTAAGAGAAGCAGAAGACGACGAGGAAAAAGAGGAATTAAGAGGACAGAAGCGCAAGAAGGAAGAAAAGCGTACAGCTTCCGCAGTAAGCGAGTTGAGAGTAGCTGTAAAATTTGCGCTTAAGGGCAAAGAAGCACTTACGGACGAGGAAAGAGCAGCCGTAACCATTGACAACAACGCCGCGATTCTGCCGGAGCAGTTCGTTAATGACGTCCAGGTATTGCGTGAAGGCTTCCCCAGCCTTAAGGAACATTGCCACATTGTACGCGCTACTTCCAATCATGGAAAAATGCCGTTTGCAAAGATTGGCGGAAAGAAGCTTACTAAGTATAAATCTGGTACTAAGTTGACAGGGGAAGCAGCTAACACGCAGGATATTAGCTACAATATCGAGAACTACGGCGCGTTAGTTCCGATTGCCAACGACTTACAGGAAGACGAAGCTGTTAATATCATCCAGGATGTTATTAAGCCGGATTTTGCGGAAGCTGGCGTTAACAGCGAAAACGACGAAATCTTACAGATTGTCGAGGACAACGCTACAGACAAGTCTACAGGCGTGACAGACTGGCGCGGGGTTAAAAAGGTAATCGACGGCGTATTACCGACACTTCGCGCAAAGACTGTAGTTATCACAAACCTTACAGGTTATGTATATTTGCAGTCCCAGGAAGATAAGAACGGTAGAAACCTGGATTTAGTAAAGACCGTAAACGGTAAAGACTACTTCCAGAACCGCCAGCTTATCACTTTGAGCGACGAAGCGGTAACAGCAAGCGCGACCGGAAAGGTAGTATTTTATGTAGTTAACCTGTATGCGCTGGTTAAGTTCTTTGAGAGAAAGGGCTACACAGTGTCTACAGATAAGTCTGTATTCTTTGAATCTGACGAAACAGCACTTAAGGTACAGGAACGCTTTGACTGTGAGAAGTTGGACGACAGGGCAGACTTCAAGGTAGAATTTACCCCGGCTGCCTAATGCGTCCCGGAAGGGGTAGGAAATGGCAGCAGAATTATTAACGCTTGAACAGGCGAAGAACTATTTAAGGGTAAGCTACGACGAAGACGACGAGGAAATAAGCGGGCTTATTTTGACAGCCGAAGCCTATATAGATAGTTGCGTAGGCACTAGATATAAGGATAAGGCGAACTATGAAAACGACGAAGAATACGAAAAAGGGCGGAGAATCGCCGCCCTTCTTCTAAAGAAAATCGTAAGCGATATGTACGAAGTGCGTTCTACTACGGTAGGAAGTAACACGAAAACCGATAATATCACAAAAACCATATTAGACAAGCTGGCGAATGTGGGGGCGTGATTATGTATTTAGTAATTCAAAAGCGTAAAAAGACAGTAGAAAAAGGAAGACCAGTAGAAACCTGGGAAGACTATCATAAGTGCTGGTGTGATGTAAAGAGCCTGTACGGAAAAGAGTTATATAGCGCCCTGGAAGCAAAATTAGAAAACGTAGTAAATTTTGAAACCAGGTTTTGCTTAAAATTGGAAGCCTTAAATACAAAGGAATACCGGGTTAAATGGGGCGAAAGGATGTTTAACATTATCGCGGCAGACTACGGAAAGTATAACCGTAGAAAAATCGTGATAAAGGCACAGGAAATAGTATGAGTTTTGATATTTCAATGGAGTTTTTAGGGCTGAATGAAATGCAGAAGGAAATAGAAAGACTTTCTACGGAATCAGAACTAAAGGCACTAAACAAGAAAATCATAAAACGGGCTGGCGAAATCGGCTTACAGGAAGCGGAAGGACAGATACGGAAGAAAGCATACAGCAGTAACCCTATGAAATCCGGCAGAAAAGGCAGCAGAACCGGACAGCACGCGGCGGACAATGTACCGAAGAAGGGAACGACGCAAAGCGGGAATTATGGAGAACTGGTGGGATGGGACAGGGGCGATACTTCTCCGTTCTTTTATATGAAATTCCATGAATGGGGTACGACCATGCACAAGCCTAAACATTTTATGTTAGACGCAGCAAGACCGACATACCAGGCACTAAAGGAAATTGCAGAAGAAGAATACGAAAAGACATTAAAAGAAAAGCTGGGGGAATAAGCATGGCACTTTTGAGCGAAGAAGAAAAAGAACAGCTTAATAGAGTTCTGGCGGAATACCCCAACAGTGAAGACCTGGACTTAACCGCATTTATAGCGGAAGTGATAGGGATAACAGGGGTACACACGGAAGAAGGCTGGTATAACCAGGATATAAACGATACACACATAACATTTTATTTTATGAGTGATGAAGATATAGATTTTAGTGAAGACACAAACGAAAACGAAGAATATTACATACAGGTTGATATATGGAGTAAAGAAGACTGCTTTAAGCTGAAAAAGAAGGTTAAGAAGCTGCTGAAAAAGGCGGGCTTTACCTATTTTACCGGAAACGACCAGTACGAAGTAGAAACAGGAATCTACCATAAAGCAGCGCGCTTTTACTTTTCTATGAATGTGGAAGGAGAAAAATAAAACATGGCAACAGTAAAGGAAAATAAAGAAACCATTACCAGAAGCCGCCTGGTAGGCTTAAAAGACATTTGCGTAGCAGCAGTCACAACGAACGATGAAGACGTATACGCGGCGGAAGTACCCGTAAGACTTGCTAAGGCAATCGCAGCAACAGTAAAAGATACCTTTAGCGTCGAGTATACCTACAGCGACGACGAGGTAGAAGACACCGTAGAGACATACGAAAAAACAGAAATCGAATTAGAGGTAAACAGATTAACGCCGGGAGACTATGCGTTACTGTTTGATACTCTTTATAAATACGGCTTCCTGGCAAAAGCGGAAGGGGATAAGGCAAAAGAAGTAGCGTTAGGCTTCCGGGCAAAACAGGGGAACGGCAAGTACGAATTTAGCTGGTACTATTGCGGAAAAGCGGAACACCCGGACGTTACATACGAAACGGTTAAGGACAAAAAGACAGCCCAAACAATTAAGATTACCTTCACTTTCTACGCCAGAAAGAAAGAAGATACTATTGAGGGAGAAAAAAAGAAACTTTACGCCCTTATCGTGGACGAAAGTAACTTACTGGAAGAACACACGACAGCAAAAGAAGCTATCGCTACATGGTTTAGCGAAGTCCAGGAGTATAAGGAAGTACCAAAAGCAGCAAGCGAAACAGGACACTAATAAAATGCGAGGGTGTCAGAATCTGACACCCTTTACAGAAAGGGCTATATTATGAAAATCAGCTTAAACGGCAAGGAATACGAAAGCGGAAAAATCACAAGAGAAAAATATAGAAAATTTGCGGAAGTATACGAAATCCTGTTAGGAAAAGAGAAGGAAGCGCAGACCTTTAGCGACGACGACTTAGATAGCATGATAGAAGCTATTGTACTGGTGTTTGGGAATCAGTTCACTTTTGAGGAAGCAGACGACGGCTTAGACGAAATCAGCAGCATTATTCTTAATTTCTCACTTATCAACGCGGAAATTATGAATAATACCAACATCCAGGCAGAGGAAACCGCAAAGACCTTAAAGACAAATATTATTACCGTAGGCGGTAAAGAGTACGAAAGCGGAAAAATCGGGCGGAAGAAATACCGGGCGTTTAGGGAAGTATACGACGACCTGGTAACACAGGAAAAGCAGACATACACAGACGACGACTTAGACCGCATGGTAAAAGCGATTGTAGAAATCTATGATAATCAGTTTACTTTTGAGGAAGCAAACGCGGAACTTACGGACGTATCACAGATTATTTTTAACTTTGCGCTTATCAATGCGAATATTATTAAGCGTTTGGCAGAACAGGCGAAAGACGCAAAAAAAAATTTGAGTTCACAAGTTTAATTGATACCTGTATCAAATGCGGCGGGAAACTTAAGCATTTCTACAGTATCACGACATACGCTTACAGGCGGTACATACAGCTTATGGAGTTGATAAGCAAAACCGAAGACGAAAACGACTTATTATACCTGTATTCTGCTGTTATCAGAATAGTGTTTAATGACAGGATAGAGGAAGAAGAAATAGAACAACTGGACGTAGCAGAAGTTATTAGTACATTTAAGGCGGTAGCCGAAATCGTGGACGCTTCCGTAAATGAAAAGATACGGAACATAAGCGACCTTTTGAGCGGCAGCCAGCAAGTAGAAGACCAGGGTAGCGCCTTTGATGAATACGACCGGGAAAACGGTTATATCGAGGAACATTCCCAGGAAGAAATATGGGAAACGTACAGAAACGCCCTGGATAATATTTTACAGATATGTATTAAGAATATGCGAAACAGTTATAAGGACTGTTTAGAATCGGACTTAAGCGACCTTTTGGACTACGTTGTATTTCAAGTCGAATATGACAGAGAAACGCAAGCGAAGGAGTAAGTTATATAAATGGCTGGTGCTAGTCTACGAATAGGGGCTAATACAAGCGAGTTTACCAGTCAAATGAAGTCAATGCTTACGCAAATGAAGCTTGTAACCAGCGAATACAAAGTAGAAGCGGCACAGGCGAAGGCGTTAGGCAGCCAGACCGATTTACTTAAGGCTAAGCAGACGGAGTTAACGGCTAAGATAAAGCTACAGACGGACGCTATTAAGCTTCAGCAGTCACATTTAGCAGACCAGAAGCAGAAGCTTACAGAGTTACAGGAAAAAGAGCAGAAGTTAAAAGAGAAGGTAGCGGAACTTACCAAGGCTTACGAAGAAAGCGTTAAGACGACAGGTAAAGACAGCGAAGAAAGTAAAAAATTAAAGGCACAGCTAGAGGAAACAGGAGAGGAACACGCTAAGGCGGAAAAAGCGGTTAAGAAACAGGAAGACGCGATAGCAAAAAATACTATTAAGGTCAATGAATCGCGGGCAGCCTTAGCAGACCAACAAACAGAACTAAAACGAACCGAAGAAGAATTAAACAGCACAGGTAAGAAATGGACGGTTTTCGGACAGGAAATAACAGCAGCCGGAAACAACATGGACGAAACCGGGAAGAAAACGGTAAGCCTGGGCGATATTATAAAAGCTAATTTAATATCCAGCGCTATCATAAATGGCGTTAAAGCCCTGGCTAATGGCTTAAAGACACTTGCAACGGCAGCAGTTGGCGTAGGTTCGGATTTTGAAAGCGGAATGAGCCAGGTAGCGGCTACTATGGGAATCACGACAGAGGAAATAGCAGCCGGAAGCGAAGAATTTGACAAATTGCAGAAAGCGGCGAAGGAAGCGGGAGCAACTACGCAGTTTTCTGCAACACAGGCAGCAGAAGCACTTAACTATATGGCGCTTGCCGGATATGACGCGGACAAGTCCATAGAGACGTTACCGACAGTCCTTA